TTCGGGGGGAAGATCCTCGTCACTGTTTTCTCGCCTTGCGACAAGCCGATCACCGTCAACGGGGTGAACTACATCCCGATCCAGGCCGCGAAGGAGCTGATCGCAGGCGCCGACGTGGATGTCCTTATTACGAGCCGGGCGCTCGAAGTCCTGATGGAGCCGAACACGGCGAAGGTCAACTTCCTCTGGTGCCACGACCTGGCGCTGGGCCGGCAGGTGGACGCCTTCCGCGGCGTGCTCTACCAGACCGACCGGGTGCTGCTGATGAGTCAGTTCCAGAGCAAGCAGTACCAGGAGGTCACCGGGATCGGCGAGCAGGCGATCGAGGTGATCCGCAACGGGATCGACCTGGCGCTGTTCTCTGCTCCTCGCAGCGTTCCGCGGGGAGACGGCCTGATGGTCTACTCCGCGCGGCCAGAGCGGGGTCTGGAGAACCTCGTGGGGCCTGGCGGGATCATGGAGAAACTCGCCGCAGCTGGGGCTCCGGTCAAGCTCGCGGTCGCGTTTTACGACAACACCGTCCCCGAGATGCGGGCGTTTTACGAGATGCTGTGGGCACGCTGCCGGGCGCTGCCGAACGTGGAGATCGTCGGATCTCTGACGAAGAAGCAGCTCTACGACCTCTACAGCCGCGCGTGGCTGTACGTCTACCCGACTCCGGGCGCGATCTCGCCGAATTTCGCGGAGATCAGTTGCATTACGGCGATGGAGGTCGCCGCCTGCGGCCTTCCGATCCTGACGAACCCCGTCGGGGCCCTTCCCGAGACGGTCAAGAAGGGTTGCGGAATCCTCGTACAGGGAACTGGAACCGATGCGACCAACGGGGATGTGTTCGTCCGGGAGATCCACCGACTGGCGAAGGATCCGTTGACCTGGAAGCGCATGAGCAACGCCTCGTACAATCACGGCCTCGACCTCTCCTGGGATCCCATCGCAGCGCGTCTGATCGAACTCTCCGACGAGATCATGCGGGAGAAATCCGCGGACCGGACGGCGCTCTACAAGCATTTCTACAAGCTCTCTGAGATTGACGGCTGCCGGCGCATCGAGGCCGAGGGGCCGATCGAGATGTGCGAGAAGGAGCAGGCCAGGGTCGCGGAGGGCTGGAAGTTCACCGAATCGCCCGAGGCGTACCGGGAGCAGTACAAGAAGGTCGACGCCGGAGCGAGCGTGGCGCATTACGAACAATCCGAGAACGAACCTCGGTACATGGTGCTCCTGAATTTCCTGAAGCAGAATCCGGGACGCTACAAGAGGATCCTCGACTACGGCTGCTGGATCGGGCATCAGGCGATCCGGATCGCGAACGAGTTCCCGGACGCCCAGGTAGTCGGCGTAGACATTACCGCAAGGAATATCGAGTTGGCGGAGGAGTGCAAAGCGAAGTACGCGAAGCACGGGAATATCGTATTTGACGTCTACGATGAAATGGCCGTCGGGAAGGAACCCGGAGGGGAGCCCCTCTATGTGGGGGATCCGGACGCGGGGTTCTCCGAGGGGTTCGACCTGGTCCTCTGCAACGAAGTCCTCGAGCACGCCCTGGATCCGGAAGCCCTCATCGAAAAGCTCGAGCATTTCTGCCGCGAGGGCGGCACGATCTTCCTGACGACACCTTCCGGTCCGTGGGAGGCGATGAGCTACGACACCTTCCCGCACCGCTGCCATCTGCGGCACTACGAGCAAGCTGACCTCTCCGACATTTTCGGGGAGAAGGAGGGCTCCCAGGTCTTCTGGAAGTCCGTGAGCAAGGACGACGCGGGGCGTTCGCTGGGCCATCACTACGTCACCTACATCAACCGGGCGGGCAAGCTTACGGGGAAGATCAACTGGGAACGGAAGATGGCGTACCAGGCGCCGCGGCAGACCCTCTCGGTCTGCATGATCGCCTACAACGCGGAGGACATGCTCCACCGGTGCCTGAAATCCGTGAGGGGAGTGGCGGACGAGATCATCATCGCCGTCGATCCCAAGACGACCGACTCCACGCGGGAGATCGCCCTTCAGCACGGGGCAAGGGTGATCGACGGCATAAATCCCATCGATCCGACCGTCGATGGATTCGAGGAAGCCCGTAACTTCTCCATCGCTGGCGCTCGGGGGGCGTGGATCCTGTGGATCGACGACGATGAGGAGCTGCTGCAGCCGGAGAAGCTGAACAAGTACCTCCGGAAGAATCCGATGAACGGGTACGCGGTGCAGCAGCACCATCTGTCGGTCGACCCCCCGATGGCGCTCAAGCCCGACCTTCCTATCCGCCTGTTCCGCAACGGTCAGGGGATCCGGTTCTACGGAATCGTCCACGAGCATCCCGAGCGCGAGTTGAATAAAGGCGTGGGGAACGGGATTACGCTGGCCGACACCTGGATCGCGCACGACGGGTACCTCACCGAGGCGATTCGAAAGAACCGATTCCTTCGGAACATCGACCTCGTGGTCCGCGACCGGAAGAAGTATCCGGAGCGCGTCCTCGGATACTTCCTCTGGCTGCGGGACCTGATCCATCTGACACGGTACCAGATGCAAATGAACGGATCCAAACCGACACCCCAGGTGATCGCTTGGGCGAGGGAAGCGCAGCAACTGTTCGAGAGCCGGTACCTGAACAACCCTGCCGATCCGATGGTCCCGGAAGCCCTGGCGTACTACTCCGAGGCGAACCTGATCCTGGGCAAGGGAATGCCGGTGCGACTCAAATTCCAGATAGGAAACGGACCGGAAAAGGAGATCCAGGGGCAGTTCTCCAATTCCGACAAGATGGCGGGATTCATCACTGGTGTTTTCAAAACCATCGGGGCGCAGTTCGAGGGGAGGTACTTCTAAATGTCCTACTCGACCGTGAACGAGTTCCTGACGGTCTACCCCAAGCTCAACGGGATCGGCCCGGATCAGATCGGGGCGTTTCTGGCGCGGGGAGCCGCGACAATCGACGGGTACCTCGCGGGGGCGATCGCCGTCCCCGCAACCCCCTCCCCGCCCCTGCTCGTGTCGATCGAGCAGGATCTGGCCTACGTCGGGATCCTGAAGCGCAACACCGTGGAGGCGTCGAAGGATACGACTCTGAAGGACCTCTACGACGAGGCGATCCAGAAGCTCGAAGACATCCGGGACGGGAAGATCACCTTGCTGTCTTCCACTGGAGCGGTCATCACGACGGGACAAAGGGTACAGATCTGGAGTTCGGTCGAAGGATACGTTCCGACCTTCGGAGTTTCGGACATCGAGGACGCCACGGTCGATTCGGACCGCATCCAGGAAGAAGCGGCGTCCCGGAAATGAGCACAGCCTCCGTTTCGGTAAAAGTCGTTGTTCCGGATCTTGACAGGCTCAGTAAGACGCTTTCCGATATGCGCCCTGTTTTCTCGGCTGTGGGCATGGAACTGCTCAAAGAGATCGGCAGGAACTTCGAGATGCAGGGCGTCTGGGTGAAATGGGCGCCCCTGCGGCCGAACACGTTGGCCAACAGGCGCTCCGGAGGGTCGAGCAAGGCCCTCCAGGCTTCCGGGCGCTTGCGCGCTTCGTTCCGGATGGAGGCGTCGAGGGACCAAGTCCGGGTCGGTAGCCCCCTCGTCATCGCGAAGTACCACGAGGAAGGCGCCGGGGAGCCCGTAGGCAACCCGGGCTGGACGATCCGCCCGAAGAAGGGCAAGGCCCTGGCTTTCGTCGTGGCCGCAGGAGGGCAGTCCCTCAAAAGCCGCGGGATCTCCGTGTCGGCCATGCGCGGGAAGTTCCAGTCCTACGGGTTCCAGAAGCGCAGCGCGAAGTTCATGGGCAAGGCGAACTTCGCGATCGTGCAATCCGTCCATCATCCCGGATATCCCGCCCGGAAGATGCTGCCGCATCCGTCCCGGGCGCTCACGATCTCTCGCGCGGTGGCGATGAAATTCCTCGGAGGGAACCCGTGATCGACTACGACGCGATCCTGGACAAGCTGGAGGAGCTGCTGAAAAGCAACCTCCCGGACGTGAACGTGGAAGTGGAGCCGACGGACATCGGCCTGACGGGTAAGCCGGACGTGGGGATCTATCTGTCCCGACAGACGAACGCGATGGTCAACCTGGGGGTCGATGATCCCTACGAAAAGACCGTCTCGTTCGACGTTCTCTGTTCCGATTTCGACCCCAATGGGGTAAGGGAAGCCGTCCGTAAGCGGAACACGCTCTACAACCGGGTATGGACAGTTCTCGTGGCGAACCCGAGATTCGCGGGGGCGAACACGGGAGCCATCCTGGAGGACGGGGACTTCCAGTCCGCGAAAGATGTGGCGGGGTACTACGCAGCCGGGACGATTCGGGTGAAGTTGCAAATCTAACGCAGGGAGGTAACGGATATGCCGGGATTCGGATCCAGCGCAATCTTGAGCATCTGCAGGCAGAACAGCATGGGGGCGACCACGCCGAGTTCGTGGTACGCGCTCCCTTTCGCAAGTAACGGGCTCGCCTTCACCTATGGCGAGTTGACCGACGACTCGATTCAGCAGACTCCGGACCTCCCGGATCGGGCGATCGGGATCGGGGGATTCCAGGGGGACATCGAGTTCAACCTGTTCCCGCTTCCGGTCGGGTTCTTCCTGCGGGGACTCTTCGGCGTCGCAAGCGCAGAGGCCGTCGGGAGCGGGTTCCTCCATACCTTCAACCCGGCGACCACGGCATGGTCCCCGGAATGCACGCTGGCCCCCTACGCCTTCCAGGTAGACCCGGGAGAGCCGAGTGTGAACAGCGCGTATCTGCATCAGGACGGGTTCATCAACACGGCGGAATTCTCCATCCCTGCGGCGGGGTACGTTCGCTCGAAGTTCGGGATCCTCGGCAAGTCGATTGCCCTGATGACGAAGGCACCGGGAGCGTCCATCAACCAGACCGGGGCGGCGCCGCTGCTCTGGAGCGGGGCGTCCATCTCCTTCGCCGGCGCCGGAATCCAGCGTTTCTCGAACATCCGCCTGGCATTCGATAACAAAATCGCCGCCCAGGATCGGATCACCGGAGTCAAGCAGCACGCGTTCTTCTTCCGGGACGGCTTCCGGGACTTCGGCCGGCTCAGCGGGACGGTCGACCTCGCGCAGGCGGACTGGCTGAACTTCTTCAACGGGACCGAGGGGAAGTTGGTCATCAACTGCCTCGGGGTCACGACGATATCGTCCGGGGTGAACGAATACTTCAGGATCGACATCCCCAGGATGATCTACACCGCTTACCCGCTGAACGTCTCGGGAGCGGGCATCGTCACGGCGGCGGTCGAAGGCCGGGCGATGTACAGCGCGGCAAGCAAGACGGCCTGCACGATCACGCTCTGCAATACGTTTGCGAGCTACGCGGCGTAGGAAATGGGTCGGGGTCAGGAGTGGCGGGACACTCAGGCGCTCACCCTTTTCCGGCGCAACGGGTCGGCTCGGGCCTTAA